CGAGCTTTTTGAAAAGGAAAGCAAGTACTACGTCTTCGGTCGAGAAATCGGTGAGCGACTTACTCCTCACCTCCAGGGATACTGTTCATTTTCAGGACGGCATTCTTTCGAGCATGTTCGCCATCTCCTCGGCCCTGGGATCCATTTCGAAAGGGCAAGAGGTACTGCTCAACAAAATCGAGAGTATTGCATTAAGGCTGGAGATTACGTCGAGGGTGGTTCATTCACTTCAGGACGACCTCGACAAGATAAAGACGAACTTTCCCGGGAGTTCATCTCCTTGGTCGGAAAGGGAGATAAGGGCGTTGCTGAATTCGCCGGAAGCAACCCCCATCTTTGGATCCATCATGGATCTAACATGCTCCGAAACGCTTTGGCCCTCAAACCCCCCATCGAGCGGCCATCCATCTCAGTAACATGGATCTACGGCCCACCTGGTGTGGGCAAATCTCGGAAGGCCCATGAAGACCTTCCTGATGCTTACATCAAAGAGCCGCGCACGAAATGGTGGAATGGATACTTATGTAATAAAGAAGTCATTATAGATGATTTCGGTCCTAATGGTATTGATATAAACCATTTACTTAGATGGTTTGATAGATACAAATGTCTCGTAGAGAATAAAGGAGGTATGGTAGCGCTTCACGCAGATACCTTCATTGTCACATCCAATTTTCATCCGCAGGATATCTTCAAATGGGGTGATGAGATAAATCCTCAATTGCCTGCGCTACTTCGCAGGATTGTATTACTAGAAATGAAAGAATAAACAAATGTTATCATGAGATATTACTTTATTATTATTGGAAGGAGCGGAGCGACTGACGTGGCCGCTTCCGGCGGAGTCCGGCAGGCCACCATGTGCGAAGCACGTGTCTGGTGCCAGCGGCGAAGCCGCGCACTCTATAAATAAAGCAGCACCCCCTTACAATTGACAACCATTCCACCCGCGCTCTCGTGTGAACGAGAGTAAGACAATCACATGGCATTCTCTAAAAAACGCAAGTCTTCAAATGTCCGTCGTCGCCTTACCTTCGGAAAGAAGCGACGTACTACAAGGCGTGGACGCGCCAAGAAGGTCTCCGCGTTCACATCTCAATCTGGATCCGGAGGAGCCGTTAATTACAAGGCACGTAGGACATCCCGTCGTACTTATCGTAAACACCTCTGGGATTCTACGTTGTTCAAAGAGCATTACCGTTCAATCGGTTCTGTTGTTACTAGTTTTAACACTCCAGCTACTGTCTCTACTGTTTCTATCCTTGCTGAGAAAGCAATTACCAATGGAGCAGCTGACTTTTGGCTAGCTGCTGGAGGAGCGATTGCTCCTGATTCTGGTTTTCCATTACCTGCTTTTACTGGCGATATTACTATTCGCGGAGGTAAGATTGGCCTCCGCCTTGCAAATGTGCTGGACCCAGCGGCGACAGCTGAGTGTTTACAAGGGACTGTTCTACTGATTAAAACCACCAAGAATTTTGTTTCGGGTGCTATTACAACGCCTCAACCACTGGGTTGGGATACAAGTCTAGTTCCTGATTTCGATACACGTGTTGGTCGCATACTGTATCGGAAAAACTTCCTATTAACTGATTCAAATACTGCTCTAATTGAGTATAGGCTCCCTTTGCATAAAATAGACGTTAATGATTTTCAGACTGTATACAATACGTACTTATGGGTTATCATTGGTGGAAATACTAGTCAAGCGACAGCTGACACCATTACTATCACGAAGTATTTTAATCTGTCCTTCTCAGCAGATGCTATGTAATCGTCAGCAGTGACGTTAAATACCCTGTACCTTTCCTTGCAAGCTTCTTGCCACTATCAATAAAATATTAGGGAACCAGGGCAGCAACGGGGTTACTATTACCCCCGTTGCCCTGGACCCCTACCCCTTAATCGTCTTACACGTGGCACATCCAACGATCAATATGCGTTCATTGACTTTTAGGCCTGGCCCCCTCGGGGGCCTATAAAACAAGCGCAGCGTACCGAAGGTGGTATCATGCCTCGCAAAAACCCAAACGATAGACTACAACATATCTGCTTCACATTCAACAATTATGTCGAAGAGAGGGACGTTCCTCGCCTCACCGAGCTTTTTGAAAAGGAAAGCAAGTACTACGTCTTCGGTCGAGAAATCGGTGAGCGACTTACTCCTCACCTCCAGGGATACTGTTCATTTTCAGGACGGCATTCTTTCGAGCATGTTCGC